AACAGAGCAACTGAGTATGCAAAAGGAAACTTAACTGGAGACTTGTGGGCATAATTAGGCCCCATATTAGAAGGAAAACATTATGGATGACTTAAATGACATCCAATTACCTTACACCGTGGATGAACTTATCAAAGTTTTAGATAAAATTTATCCAGAAAAAGCACCCGAATTGAAAGACAATGAAAAAACTGTCTGGTTCAAAGCGGGTCAAAGAAGTGTAGTTAATTGGTTAATAGACTTAAAAAAACGAAGCGAAGATAATTTATTAGGAGAAAAATAATTATGTGTATGGGAAAAGCTTTAGCTAAACCACAAATAATTAAAAGAGAAGACCCTTCGATAAAATTCGTGGATGGTAACGTAATGGACTCAAAAGCTTCACCACCAGAAATAGACAACACACCTGTTATTAAACAAAAGAAAAAAGTTAAAAACAACGTGACTAGTCAATCTTCTGATTTAAATATTAATACAACAACTTATTAACAAAAGGAAACAACTATGTGTATGGGAAGACCATCAGCACCCGCTCAACAAGAAGTAGTTCAACCAGTTAGAAATGCAATGTCATCAGGCGATGAACAAGCACCTACTATTGAGTTAGCTTCTGAAGACGCTTTAGAGATTGCTAAGAAAAAGAAATCTAAAAAGGGTACAGCAGCAATGCAAACTGATTTAAATATCACAGGTACAAATTCTAACGTTAACGTTTAATGGATTTTAAAGATACAGCAGAAAATCGTTATGAATCTTTAAGTGAAATTAAAGAGCATTATCTCGATAGAGGACGTGAATGCTCTGAGTTAACTATTCCCACATTAATTCCTGAACAACATCAAACACAATCAAGTGACTTTTATAGTCCCTTCCAATCTGTAGGTAGTAGAGGTGTCAACAACCTTGCTTCAAAATTACTACTATTATTACTCCCACCAAATCAACCATTCTTTAGACTAGCGATACAAGGCAAAGCTAAAGAACAAATAGAACAACAACCAGAATTAAAAACATCAGTTGAAAAAGCTTTATCTAAAATTGAACGTGAAGTTATGGGTAAAATTGAATCTCTTGCTTTACGTGTCCCAACATTTGAATTAATTAAACATTTAATTGTTGGTGGTAATGCACTGGCCCATGTTCCAAAACAAGGTAACATGAGAGTATACGGTCTTAACCAGTATGTTTGTAAAAGAGACGGTGAAGGAAATCTATTAGAAATAGTTGTAAAAGAAAGTGTTTCAGTTTTATCTTTAGATGAAGAAGTTAGAGAACAAGTTCTTTCTCTTATGTCAAAAGAAGATGTAAAGTCACAAACAAACTGTGATTTATACACACACGTTTACAAACTAGACAATGGTAAATATTATGTTTGCCAAGAGACTAAAGGAATTAAAATACCATCATCCGTTGGTACATACAATCAAGATAAATTACCATGGTTAGCTTTAAGAATGATTAGAGTTGACGGTGAGGACTATGGCCGTAGTTACGTTGAAGAGTACATTGGAGATTTAAAATCTTTAGAAGGGTTATCACAATCTTTAGTTGAGTCTTCTGCTGCGAGTGCCAAAATGATTTTTATGGTAAGACCAAACTCAACTACAAAGAAAAGAGATATAGCTGTAGCACGTAATGGTGACATTATATCTGGCAGTGGTGATGATGTGTCAGTCTTACAAGCAAACAAATTTTATGATTTACAAACTGTAGAAAAAGCAATCGCAAGATTAGAAGAAAGATTAGCTTATGCATTTTTATTAAACACAGCCATACAAAGACAGGCTGAACGTGTAACTGCTCAAGAGATTAGATACATGGCGAATGAATTAGAAACTGCAATGGGTGGTATATATTCTTTATTATCTCAAGAATTACAATTACCTCTAGTGCAATTACTAATGGATAGAATGGGAAGTCAAAATGAAATTCCTAAACTACCCAAGGGTTCAGTAAGGCCCACAATTATCACAGGTGTTGAGGCACTAGGACGTGGTAATGACTTACAAAAATTAAGAGAGTTTGTAGCAGAGATAGGTCAACTTGCACAAATCAATCCACAAGTCGTGCAACTTTTAAATCCACAAGATTTAATTACAAGGTTAGCAACTGGACTTGGTATTGACACTGAAGGATTATTAAAATCTCAAGAACAATTACAAGCTGAACAAGAAGCTGCAATGCAACAACAACAAATGCAACAAATGCAGGACACCGCTCAAGACGTGGCTCCTAAAGTTGCAGACAATATGACAAAACCGCAAGGATAATAAATGGTAGAAAAAGTAGAAATACAAACACCAGAAACTACACCAGAACAACCAACAGAAAATACTACAACAGAAAATGAAAGTAGACCTGGATGGTTACCTGAAAAGTTTAAGTCTCCTGAAGACATGGCAAAAGCCTATGGTGAATTAGAAGGTAAATTAGGAAAATCTGAAACTGAAAAAGAATCAGAAACTACAAAAGAAGAAACAAATAAAGATAACGCTGACTTATCTATTGATAAAGCTGAGAAAGCTGTAGAAAATGCAGGGTTAAATATGTCATCACTTCAAGATGAGTACAATGAAGGGGGACAATTAAAAGAGAGTTCATATGAAGCTTTGCAAAAAGCAGGAATACCTAAAGATTATGTAGACGCTTTTATTAAAGGACAAGAAGCAATTGCAAGTCAAACTTCTAATACTTTAAAACAAGAAGTAGGAGGAGCAGAAGCATATAACAATATGATGAACTGGGCCTCTGATAATTTAAACGAAGCAGAGATAAATTCTTTTAACAAAACTGTTAATGGAAAAGACATTGAAGCTACACGTTTAGCAATACAAGGTTTGAATGCACGTTACAAAAATAATGTTGGGGATGACCCGTCATTACAAAGTGCAAATAATCCTAGTTCAGCAAATGCTCCAGGCTATAGGTCTTGGGCAGAAGTTACTGCTGCAATGAATGATGAAAGATACGGAACTGATGATGCATACCGAACTGACGTTCAAAATAAACTAAACAACAGTAGGTTATAATATGGCTAAAAATGGCTTATATGCAAACATTCACAAAAAACGTGCCAGAATTAAAAATGGCTCGGGTGAGTCAATGAGAAAATCAGGTACAAAAGGTAGACCTACCGCAGCTCAATTTAAAAGAGCGGCCAAAACTGCCAAATCATAGTTGTGTTACCTTTATAGGTAGCAACTGCTAACACAAAGTTAAGTCCATTAACTTGACCGTTCCGAGGAACGACAATCTTGTGAAACAAACTTTAAACTTGTGAAAGCTTTTTAATAAACAAACAATAGAAAAAGGAGACAATTATGTCAAACGCAACTCCGGCTTCCATTGGACGAGTAAATGCATCTGGTTCAGAAGATGCCCTGTTTTTAAAAGTTTTTTCTGGTGAAGTGATTACTTCATTTGATAGAGCAAGTAAAACACAAGGTGCTGATTCTGTAAGAAGCATTGCTAATGGTAAATCTGCTACGTTCCCAGTAATGGGTAGAACGTCTGCGGCCTACCATACTCCAGGTACAGAAATACTTGGGTCTGATGTGAACCACAACGAAAAGGTTATTACAATTAATGACCTTTTAGTTTCTTCAGCATTTTTAAGTAATATCGAGGAAGCTAAAAATCATTGGGATGTTAGAAATTCTTACTCAACTGAGATAGGAAGAGCATTAGCATTTCAAAAAGACAAACACGTTCTACAAACTATTGGTCAAGCTGCTCAAGTAACGACTCCTAGTGTTACAGGTGGAGACGCAGGTACAGTATTAACTAATACTAATATCGCTTCTGCAACTGCGGCAACGTCTGCAAATGGATTTATTGATTCATTGTTTGACGCAGCCAAAACTTTAGATGACAAGTATGTTCCATCTGAAGGTAGAATCTGTTTCTTAAAACCAGAAATGTACTACAAATTAGCAAATGCTACTAATGCAGTCAATGTTGACTTCAGTGGTGGTGCTAATGGTGGTGTTGCTTCAGGTAGAGTATTACAAATTGCAGGAATTAAATTAATTGCAGTTCCTCATTTTGTTACTTCAAACGTAACTACAGGTGCAGACGCAGGTTCAGCTACTCAAGGTGGTTCAACACCTCAAGCTGTAAACTTGACTGCATACGAAGGTTTAGTTTGTCACCCGTCAGCAGTTGGAACTGTTAAGTTAATGGATTTAGCTACTGAAATGGAATACGACATTAGAAGACAAGGTACTTTAATGGTTGCGAAATACGCTATGGGTCATGGCGTTCTTCGTCCGGAAAGTGCTGTAGGAATTAAAGACGCTTAATATTTATTAAGCTTATTTATACTATATAGGAGTAGGGGATGAGGGAGACTAAGTCCCCTACTTTGCAAATTTAAAAAGGACAATCAATGACAACACAAATAAATTCTACAAGCGAATTACAAGCGATAAATACCATGCTAAGTTTTATCGGTGAGAGTCCAGTCAGTTCAATTACTGGAAACATTGGTACAGACGTAGCGGTCGCTAAGAATATTTTAGATGAAACTTCTATGAGTGTTCAGTCACAAGGTTGGTTTTTTAACAGAGAATTAGATACAACTGCTTCAAGAGATACATCTAATAAAGTACCTTTAGAAGCTAACTGTGTACAAGTAGAGGCTTCGGCCCCTTATCAATATTTTTATCAGTACACTATTAGAAACCAATATTTATACGATTTAAAAAATAAAACAGACATCTTTACTTATGACCCTAAAGTCGACAAAGTATTAGTACAACAGTTTGAACACCTACCAGAATACGCAAGAAGATACATTGTAGTTAAAGCTTCAAGAAGATTTGCTGCAAGATACGTAGGTGCAACTGAATTAATTAAAATGGCACAACTAGATGAACAAGAAGCTCACATGGCATTTGAACAAGCAGACTCAAGAGCTATGGACGCTAACATGCTTAATGATGATTATAACACTAGTTACATTGCTAAAAGAGGCCCAAGAAGGTCTGGTAGAAACTAATTTATGGCACTAATTTCAACATCAATTCCTAATCTTATTGGTGGTATTAGTCAACAAAATGCAGTTCAACGTAATGTAGGACAAGCAGAAACACAAACTAATTTCCAATCTAATATTATTGAAGGATTAACTAAAAGACCACCAACAGAGTTTGTCGCTAATCTATTATCTACTACAGCGTTTCCAAACAACGCAGCAGTACATTGGATTAATAGAGATAGTACAAACCAGTATGTAGCTGTCTTTACTAATGGTACAGTTAAAGTTTATGATTTAAATGGTGTTGAAAAAACAGTGACTATAGGAGCTGGTGGTGCAAGTTATTTAACTACAACAAAACCTATAGAAGATTTAGCATTTTCAAACATTGCAGATTATACATTTGTTGCAAACAAATCTAAAACAATAGCTGAGAGTTCAACTACAACCGCAGCAAAAGTACAAGAATATATTTCTTATGTTAAAAGTTCACAATACGGAAGACAGTACAGTGTAACTTTAAATCACTCAACTTGGTCATATCCAATACAAGTATTATTTCAAATGCCAACTGGTAATGACGCTTCAACTGATAGTGCATTTAGAGATACAGAAAAGATTGCTCACATATTATTATATGGAACAGCTTCTACTCACTGGTCAAGCGGTGCAGATGGTATTGGATTTAAAACTATAAGAACTGATACTGGTGCTACTTTAAGTACATCACAAGGATTAGCAAATTATTCTGGAATTACTGGAACATTTACACATACACAATACGGTAACACTATTTACGGAACATGTAGTAGTGGTACTTTTTCTGTCGAGACTACTGACGGTTTTGGTAACCAAGCTATGTATGCAATAAAAGATGCTATAGGGGATTTTGCTGAACTACCATTTTATGCAAAACCAGGAATGATTGTTCAAATCACTGGTGAAGAAGGTGACTCACTTTCAGATTATTATGTAGAGTTCACAGCTAACGGTGTTTGGAGTGAATGTGTAGGCCCAGGAGTAAAAGTAGGATTAGATAATTCTACAATGCCTTATGCATTAATTAATAACAACAATGGTACTTTTAGTTTTACACAACAAACATACACAAACAGAGTAAGTGGTGATGAAGACACAAATTCTGCTCCAAGTTTTGTAGGTAAAAAAGTTTCTAACCTAACATTCTTTCAAAATAGATTAGGAATTATTTCAGACCAAAACTTAGTGTTATCTGAAAATGCTTCTTATTATAATTTTTATGCAACAACAGGCACAGATGTTTTAGACACTGACCCTATTGATATTGCCGCAGCGGGAACAACAGTTAACAAACTTCATAACTCTATAGATTTTAACGAACAACTTTTATTATTTTCTGGTGAAGCACAATACATACTAGAAAGTTCGGGAGACGCTGTAACACCAACAACAGCAGTACTAACAAAAACAAGTACATTCTCACATGCAATAAAAGTTGCTCCAGTTTCAGCAGGTAAATATGTTTACTTTGCACAAAATAGAAATGATAAAACTGCAATTACAGAATACTTTGCAGATGATGATACATTAACAAATGATGGTATTGATGTAACAATAGGTGTTAGTTCTTTAATACCTAACAATGCATACAAAATTGTTTCTAACAACATTGAAGATACAATGATTGTTTTATGTCATGACACTTTAGACACTACTAACAATGTTGCATACACCCCTTCAAGTGCTGTAAGTTCTACAAATGCAAACACTATAAACATTTATAAATATTTTTGGGATGCTAATAAAAAAGTACAATCATCTTGGAGTACATGGAGTTTAAATAATTGTCAGATATTGTCAGCAGAAGCATATGACAGTTATCTTTATGTTGTAGTTAATGAAAACACTAATACAAAATTATTAAGAATAGATTTACGTAACCCAGATTTTACTGGCCTAACACACAATGTTCATATGGATTTTAGAACGTCTACACTGACTGGGACTTATGACTCAGCTACAGATTTAACAACGTTTACAATTCCATATTCTTTAAATCAAACTTTAAAAGCAGTAGATACTACTAACGGTTCTAACTTAACAATAGACAGTTCTAGTTCTGGAACTACACAAAAAATTAAAGGTAATCATACCTCAGCAGTTTTTGGCTCTACTTATTTATCTGAGTATAAATTTTCTACTCCATATTTAAGAGAAACATCTGGAAACGGTACAGTAGCCTTAACATCTGGACGTTACCAAATAAGACAAGTTTCTGTAGATTACCAAAACAGTGGTTTCTTTAAAGCAACTGTAACTCAAGAAGGAAGAAGCGATGTTGATTATGAATTTAATGGAACTGTTATTAACAGTGCAAGTGCTGTTATTGGACAGCCAAATATAACAAGCGGTACTTATAATATACCTATTCAATCTAGAAACACACACTACACATGTACGTTAAAGTCAGACTCACATTTACCGGTCCACTTTGTTTCAGCAGAATTAGAAGGATTTTATCATAGACGCTCTGGTAGGGCATAATGGAAAAATATGTCAGACTTGCTAAATCTGATGACGCACACGAACTAGCACCTAAAGTAAGACAAGAAGATTTAAATGAAATTAAAGCTTCACATAATGCTTCACCGTTACAAGCATTGTTACATCCATTTAAAGAATTAAATCATAAAACATATTCTATAATTGGAACTGAACAAGAAGGTGTCATTGGTATGTTCGGTGTAGTTCCAAGTGATAATGAAGAGTATGGAGTAGCTTGGTTATTATCTAGTCCAGAATTATTAAACCATACACTACAGTTTTTAAGAGAGTGTCCTAAATGGATTGAAGAAATGGGACAAGACTACAAGTATTTATATAACTACGTTGATGTCAGAAACGAAGTTGGAAACAAATGGTTAAAGTTTTTAGGCTTTAACTTAATTGACACCGTTAATTACGGTTATGAAAAAAAACTATTTAACTTAATGATAAAGGAAATAAAATAATATGTGTTCACCAGAAGCTCAACTAGCATTAACTGTTGTAAGTAAAGTTGCAGAGTTTAATGCAAAGCAGAATGACGCTAATACTGTTAGAGCAAGTAACGCTGTAGCTATCGCTAATGCTAACAGAGCTATGTCTGATGACTTAGGTCAGGTGGATTATGAAAAAGGAAAAGCTAAAGAAGCTGAAACAAGAGCAAAATTTAAAACTAAATTAGAAAAGATTGCTGCATTAAGTGAGCAGTTAAATTTAAATGTAGGTAATGCAGATGCTATATTTAAAGATAATGGTGCAGAGTTTGACATGACATTTATGGAAAACAAAAGTGCATTTGATAATGACATGGTTCAACTTAACAGAAAAGAATTAGAAGTATTTGCAACTAACTCAAGAACAATCAATAGTTTACCAGTGCCTAGTGACCCAAGTAAAATGGCGTTAGCTATTGGTGTAGCAGAAGCAGGTACAACTTATGGTCAATCTGACCCCAACGATAGAAAGTTTTTTAGATAATGGCAACATATAATAATAGAGTATCAAATATATACAGTGGTGGCACAAACGAAGGAAGACCTAGCATTGAAAGAGATAGTGAAAGTAAACAAATAGCTAGAGCATTAGGAAGTTTTGATAAATCATTTGCTAAATTTAGTGAAGCTTATGGAGAACAGAAAAAAGAAAAAGCACAATCTACTTTTGCAAGATTACAAAACGAAGGAATTACAGACCCTAAAGAAATTAAAAAATTAATAGATAAGAATGACCCTAGAGTTGCTGATTTACAAAACCAATGGGCCACTAGTGTAATAGATGTAAACTTTGCAGTTACTCACGCTATCAATGACGCTAATCAAGTTAAGAAAAACATCTTTGAAATCATAGGTGATGAAACTGTAACAGGTTTAACTATGGCAGATGTAAACTTAGATGAAGAGTTTGGTAAAGTAACTAGAAATTTTACTGATATGTCTAACTCTTATGTTAGAGCATATGACACAGCATGGAACAAAGTTAAATTAGAATTACAAGCTGATAAACTTGAGGCTGACGCTAAACAATTAAATTTAAATAAAAGAAGTTCAGCACATACACAAGTAGTTGACTC